AGTTTTGTCCGGGAACGGAAGAGTTGTTGTTATTGATATTAAAGATTTTGATCTTCATGCAGCCACAACCGCCGAAGTATTAAAAATGTTTTTTGCTGAGACGAGCAAGTTCAAAGACGAAATACGGGAAATATTAAAGGTTACCTGAAACCTCGGACTCAGGGTTCCTAACTGTTGGAATTTCAACAGTAAAAGGTTGAATTAACTATGCCTGATTTAGGCGGTGCTCCAAAAGGAAACAAGAACGCAGCCAAAGGGAAAAGATGGGCTGACGCTATTGAGCGTGCTTTAGATAGACGAACAAAACTAAGGCCAGATGGCATGCATGAGATAGACGCTTGTGCTGACATATTGATTGATTGCGTCTTAGCTAAAGACATGACAGCGATCAAAGAATTAGGTGATCGTTTAGATGGCAAGCCGAATCAATCGACTGACACAAAGATCACTGGCTCATTAGAAACCATCACGAGGCGTATCGTTGATTCAGGGAAGTGATCTTGTAATAGACACTCCAAGGGTATTTTTACCGTTACTGAGTCCAGCAAGATACAAAGGAGCGTTTGGAGGTAGAGGTTCAGGTAAGTCTCATTTCTTCGGTGAGCTTCTCATTGAAGAAAGCGTACAAACAAAGATTGATGCGGTTTGTGTGCGCGAGGTTCAGAAATCATTAAGGCAGTCTGTTAAGAAGCTCCTCGAAATAAAGATCGAGTCCTTGGGGGTTGGGGATAGATTCAATATTCTGGACGACAGAATAGAAAGCATCCACGGCGGCATTATCATCTTTGAAGGGATGAGCACTGCAACCGGCGAGTCGGTCAAGTCTTTAGAAGGCTTTGATCGTTGCTGGATTGAAGAGGCGCAGTCATTAAGTCAAAGAAGTTTAGACCTTCTCCGCCCGACAATTCGGAAAGCCGGATCTGAGATATGGGCTAGTTGGAATCCGAATAAAGAGACTGACCCGATCGATAGTCTTTTGAGGGGTGAAAATCCACCTCCTGGTGCGATCGTTGTTAATGTCAACTATAAAGATAATCCTTGGCTTCCAGAAGAGCTTAAAAATGAGCTTGAATATGATAAGCGCCGAGACCCGGATAAATACGCACATATTTGGTTAGGCGAATATCAGCGCAATTCAGAGGCTAGAGTATTTAAAAATTGGAAGGTCGAAGAGTTCGAACGACCAACTGGAACAATATTCAGATTCGGTGCGGATTGGGGATTCTCGATAGACCCCTCAGTTTTAATCCGTTGCAGCATCGAAGGTAATGCGATTTATGTGGATTACGAAGCATATCAAGTCGGCTGTGAGATTGTTAACTTGCCGACATTGTTTACCTCAATTCCTGACGCAGAAAGATGGCCGATTATTGCTGACTCAGCAAGGCCAGAAACAATCAGTCATTTAAAGCGCCATGGATTCCCAAGAATTCAGGCAGCAATTAAGGGTGCGAGAAGTCTCGAAGAGGGTGTTGAGTTCATTAAGTCATTCGATTTAATTATTCATCCGAGATGCAAACACTTGATCGATGAATTAACTCTTTATTGTTACAAAACCGATCCTCTAACTAACGCTGTTATCCCAATACTTGCGGATAAACATAATCACTGCATTGACGCATTAAGGTATGCATGCGAAGCGGTGAGGAGGGTTACTAAACTTAAAAAGGTAGAGGTAACAAATGAAGGTAATTACACACAAGATAGCTGGATGGCTTAGCTCATTACTAGATGATTGGTCTAGGAAGTTGGCGGGTAAACGGACCAAAGCCGAGGCCAAAGAAGTTAGGGAGCAACGGAAAAGAATATTTTCCTCGTTAGATAACGAGTCACGCAATTGAGTAAAGAAGAGATTCTCGAAACCGCAAAGAAGCGGTTTAAGTACTGTATCGAGGCTGAGACAGAGAATAGAAAAAGCCAGATTGACGATGCAAAGATGTACGCTGCCAGCCCGGATAATGGCTGGGGATGGAGCGAAGAAGTAAGGTTAGAACGGATTAATGATGGTGGCAGACCATGTTTGACTATCAATCGTTTACCGCAACACGTTAAACAGGTCACCAACGAACAGAGACAGAATCGGCCGCAGATCAAGATTATTCCTCAAGATTCTGGTTCTGATGTTGAAGTTGCGGAAATATTCGAGGGGGTGATCAGGCACATTCAAGTCGCTTCAAACGCTGATTTGTCTTATGACACTGCTTGCGAACATCAGGTCGTTAGCGGTGAAGGGTTTTGGAGAGTTGTTGGTGAGTTTGTTGATGACGATTCCTTTAATCAAGATTTAGTAATTAAAAGAATTAAAAATGCGCTCACAGTTCACATGGACCCAGATATTAGCGATCCTGTTGGTTCGGATCAGCGGTTTTGTTTTATCACGGATGATATTACTGAAGAAGAGTTCGAAGAACTTTATCCTAAAGCTTCTAAGATTGATTGGACTTTGGTCGGACAAGGGGAAGAATACAAAAACTGGTTCAGCAAAAAGAAAATCCGTATCGCCGAGTACTACTACATCGAGGAAGCGAAAAAAACTCTCATTGCATTAGACAACGGATATATAGGTTTTAAGGAAGATTTAAAGGATTTTCCTGACAAACTGATCAAGCCGATTAGAAGCCGTGAAGTCAGGGTAAAACAAGTCAAGTGGTGTAAGTTAAATGGTTATGAAGTCCTTGAAGAACGCGACATCCCGGGTAAATACATTCCCGTGGTTCGGGTTGTAGGGAATGAAACTGTTGTTGATGGAAAGCCCGTTATCTCAGGACTTATCCGAAACGCTAAAGACCCGCAAAGAATGTACAACTATCTCGCCTCAACCGAGATAGAAGCCTTGGCAATGTCTCCCAAGGCTCCGTTTATCGCAGCGCATGGACAGATCGAAGGTTTCGAGAAGAAATGGCAGAACTCGAATAAAAAATCTTTCGCTGTTCTAGAGTACAACCACATGATTGAGGGCGGAATACTCGTTCCTGCTCCTCAACGACAAATGCCGCCACAAGCGCAGGTTGGGGTTATTACTGCTAAGAATGAAGCGTCTGATGATATTAAAGCCGCGACAGGACAATACAATGCGAGCATAGGACAGCAAAGTAACGAGACTTCCGGGATTGCGATACAGAAAAGACAGCACGAAGGCGATGTCTCTAATTTCCACTACACAGATAATCTCTCTTATGCAATTCGCCATACCGGCGTGATTTTAGTGGATCTCATACCGATTTATTATGACGAGTCCAGGATTGCCAGAATCTTAGGAGAAGACGGCACGGCAGATCATGTTGTCGTAAACCCGAAACAAGCAGAAGCGATTAAATCAATTGAAGGGCCGGACGGAAAAGAGCTTCACAAGTCCGTTAACTTCAGCATTGGCAAATACGATGTCAGCGCAGTCGTAGGGCCGAGTTACACCAGTAAACGTCAAGAATCTGCTGAGTTAATGGGGCAAATGCTTCAGGGTAACCCTGCGTTACTCAACATTATCGGTGATCTTGCCTTTAAGAGCATGGACGTAACCGGTGCTGAAGAAATCTCAGAACGTCTGAAGATGGTTTTATTGCCTGAGATCAAACAATCACTTCAAAGCGAAGGCCAAGACCCTGAAGTCGAACAAGCTAAACAAGCGCTTCAACAAGCAATGCAGCATATCCAACAGATGGAAGATGCAATGAAGCAAATGGCGCAAGGTTTTGAGGCAGCGAAAGCGGATAAAGCGAGAATGGATTCTGTGATCAGTGCTTACAAAGCTGAAACGGAAAGAATTAAAGTCGTAGCGCCTGCAATGACACCTGAAGAAATACAGGCATTCATTATACAGACTATGCAGGGGATTATGACTAATCAAGATATTTCTCCAGAAGCTAATGAAGTTCCTCAGCAACAACCACAGCAACCAGTGCCGCAAGGCCAACAACCTCAAGGAATGTAAATGGGATTGAAAACGATTACTTCTAGTCTTGGATACCAGCAAATAACCTCAGTCAGTTCATCTACTGGCTTAACTGTGCCAACTATAGACCCTATCACTGGGCTGAATGTAAAGCCTACGTTAGCGATCATTGTTGCCGAATCTCAGGCTGTGAGATGGCGTGATGATAGAACTGCTCCGACTGCGACTGTTGGGATGCCGTTAGCTGTTGGCGACGTGCTTATTTATGATGGGGATTTAAACGCTATAAGATTTTTTGAACAAGCGGCCTCAGCTAAACTTAACGTTGTTTATTACGTATGAATATTGTAAAAGCTGGATTAGTTAATTTAACAACTGGTGCAACAGGCGTATTGCCTATTGCTGATGGCGGGACAAATTCGTCTACTGCATTATCGGGCAGTTCAATTGTAATTTCAGATGGCTCAAAATTAATTCAGGGCGCTGCTGGGACATCTACACAAGTTCTTCATGGTAATGCATCTGGCGCACCAACAATGAGTGCTGTTTCATTAACAGCTGATGTAACTGGAATTCTGCCTGTCGCAAATGGTGGAACTGGTTCTGATGGGATGTTGGTTAATCGGTTAATAAATCATGCTTTTCAAATTGACCAACGGAACGCTGGAGCAAGTACGGCGACATCTGATGATGTTTATTGTTTTGATCGTTGGTATGCGTTAACTCAAACGGCAGCGGTCAATGTGTCTCAGTTGACTAATCCTGAAAATGGTTATACGCATGCATTGAGAATGACACAAAACCAAGCCTCTGCTCAGCGCATGGGTTTGGCTCAAATTATTGAGGGCGTGAATTGTATTGATATGCGCGGACAAAATACAGTTCTTGTACCAAGAATACGGTGCAGTAGTTCTCAAGCGATAAGGTATGCAATTTTAGAATGGACTGGAACGGTTGATGCGGTTACAAGTGATGTGGTTCTTGATTGGACTAGCTCTACTTATACTGCAAACGCCTTCTTTTTAGCTGCAAATCTAACTGTTTCTGTGGTTGGTGCTGTAACACCAAGCGCTAATACCTGGACATCGTTAACTGCTATTACTGCTGCTGCAAGTGCATCTTTGAATAATGCAATTGTGTTTATATGGACACAAGGAACGGCGGCACAAAACGTTACCCTTGATTTTGATTATGTGCAGTATCAAATAGGAACAACTGTAGGTTATTTTGAAAGAAGGCAATACGGACAAGAGCTAATTCTTTGCAAGCGTTATTTTCAAACATTTGCAGCGCCTGATGGTACAACAGTTGTAACTCTTTTAGGACAAGCGACTGGCTTGGCAGCAGGTAAGATTATTTTACCTTTGGAAGTTGAAATGTTGACAGCGCCAACTGGAGCTACGGTTTCTAGTGCCGCTCATTTTTGGGTAGCAACTGCCACAGAAACGGTAACTAGCCTTTCAGCATTAACTTATAACTCTGCTGGCAAAAAATCGGTTGGGATGGATTTTACAGTAGGCTCCAATGTAATGGTTGCCGGTAATGCGGTCAATGGCGGAACACAAAATGCTGCTGCAAAAATATCATTTACAGGCTCAGAACTTTAAACCGTACTGGTAAGGATAACCAGGTCGCACTGTCGGATGACAGCGCATTCTCCTAGAGAGATTTTTATGACAGATGAAGTTGTTGGACAGGAAGTCACTCCTGAAAACGTGACGGCTCCTACTGATGCCACGGCGGATCAGACAAAGGAAATTGACGTAAAGCCGGAAAAAACATTCACTCAAAAAGAGTTGGATGAGATTGTACAGAAGCAAAAAGCAAAAGAACGACGTAAGGCAGATGAAGCTCGTAAGGAAAACGAATACTGGAAGAAAGCCGCTTTAGAGGGCGGAAGAAAACCAGAAGTCGAGATTCCAGATCAGGCTCCTTCTCGTGATCAATTTGTGACTTATGAAGAATTTCAAAAAGCACAAAATGATTACCAGATTAAATTAGGCGTGGCTAAGGAATGGCAAAAGCACGAGGAAAAAAAACGTGCTGAAGCCGATGAAGCTGAACGCCTAAAAGCCATGAAAGAGTTTCAGAAAGCAACGGAAAAAGCAGCTATTAAATACGATGACTTTGAAGAAGTTGTTCAAGAGTCGGTCGCTCCTACTACTCCGATCATGAATCAGGCAATTATTGATTCCGATTCGGCGGGAGAGATTATGTATTTCTTAGCTAAGAATCCCGATGAAGCCGAACGTATCTCTCTTTTGCCTCCGGTAAAACAGGTTAAGGAAATCGCAAGACTTGAATTAAAGCTTGTCGATGCTCCTAGCCCAAAGCCCAGTATCTCGAAAGTTCCCGATCCTATAAATCCTGTTGGTGGAAAGTCTGTGATTGGCGGTTCGCCAAAACCAGAAGACACCGCTGCATGGATTAGAGCAGAACAGGAACGAATGCAGAGAGAAGGGAAACGTTAATTAACGCAGTTCATAAATCAACCGCTTAAGTGCGGTTTTTTTACGTCTGCTCACATAGGGGACTCTCATGTCTAATAGCTACCTAAATATTACGGCCGTCACTAACAAGGCGCTCATGATATTAGAAAATCAATTGGTATTAACGCGTAACGTGAATCGTGAATACGATGACAGCTACGCGCAAGAAGGTGGAAAGATTGGCGATTCGATTAAAATTCGTTTGCCACATCGCTCTACTGTTGTAACCGGCGCTGCTTTGGGTGCGTTTGATGTATCTGAGCAATCAGTTACTTTGCAAGTCGCAACTCAGGCTCACGTTGATCTTAACTTCACTACTGTTGAGCGTGCATTAAATATCGATCAATTCTCAGAGCGTTATCTTGCACCGCGCATTTCTCAACTTGCTTCTTATGTTGATTATGATGTCTGCGCTAACGTTTATAAAGACATCTACAACAGTGTAGGAACACCTGGAACAACCCCGTCAACTTCTAAAGTCTTGTTGGATGCTCAACAAAAACTAAACGAATTTGCTGCTGGTCAAGACCCAAGATATGCAACTGTTAACCCTGCTGCGAATGCAGGTCTTGTCGAAGGGATGAAAGGATTTTTCAACCCGGGTGGCACGATCAGCAAACAATTCAAGTCTGGAATGATGGGTGAAGATGTATTGGGCTATCGTGAAATTGCGATGTCTCAGTCTATGCCTACCCATACAACGGGTACTTGGGGTACTACAATCACCAGCACTTCGACTGTTTCAGTCCAAGGCCAGGCGACTCTAGATATTTCCTTCACAGGAACGGGCTCTACTTGGAAAAAAGGCGATGTCTTTACTATCGGCTCTGTCTTTGCAGTTAACCCACAAACTCGTGTAAGTACCGGCTCTTTACAACAATTCGTAGTGACCGCTAATTTGACCGCGACAACTACGGGAACGCTCGCAATTAGTCCTGCTATTTACACTACGGGTGCTTTACAAAACGTTGATTCATTCCCACAAGCAACTGCTGTTGTAACGATGTTTGGTTCTGCGACGACTGCCTATCCTCAAAACTTGGTTTATCACCGTGATGCAATTGCTTTTGCAACTGTTGATCTGGTATTGCCAAAAGGAGTTGATATGGGTGCAAGAGCAAATCATAACGGCTTAGCTTTACGCATTATCAGTGATTACGACATCAACAACGACAAACTTCCAACTCGTATCGACATTCTCTACGGATATAAATTAATCCGTCCTGAAATGGCCGTGCGGATGTGGGGTTAATCATGTCAGGCGTATTTCTCGGCGGGATCAAAAGTATGGCAGTAGCTTCTTTTGTTCTGGATACCAATATTACCGTAACTAACACGACTCAAGAAGTTGACGTGACAGTTAACGGTGTATTGGTGGGTGATTGGGTGTTTGTAAATAAACCTAGTCACAGCACGGGAATCGGAATTTTAAACGTTCGTGTGAAATCAGCAAATACGGTTTCTATCACTTACGGAAATTTGACCGGCTCCGGTGTCGATCCAGCATCAGAAACTTACTCTTTGTTAATTATTCGTCCTGACCAAGTTTTGGTCTCGAACGCAATATTTTAGGAGGCAATTATGGCAGTTTATCAAATAGGGGATGGAAACACTAACAGTGACGGAATTATGCTCGGTGTCTCGAGCGCGTATTACGTCGGGCTTTGGGGTAAGACACCTATCACTCAACCTTCTGGCGCTTCACAGGCTTCAGTGCCATCGGCTGCGATTTCAACCGCATCGATTACCAGCGGGTCAGGTGTTTACGGTTTTACTTCACTCGCAACAGCAAGCACTTTGATTTTGCAAGTCAACAGCCTGACAGTTTTAGCTAACGCGATTCAAACCGCATTAGTTAATTCTGGAATTATGAAGGGTAGTTAAAAAAGGGGCGGTATGAAAATTCACGTTATTCTTCCTTCACGGAAGCGCACGAAAGGACTTTATGCCGTCCTTTTTTCTATGAATGTATTACAGAGTGGGAAACACGATATTCATTACAGTATTTGTTGTGATGATGACGATGAAGAAACTCAAGCTTTGTTTCATGA